CCCCGACGATCTACGTAAGGCTCGCGATGAGCTTAACAACGAAGCACGATTTCAGTCCGAGTATATGTGCTCGTTCAAAACTCCGATCGAAGGTTCTTACTACGGTCCGATTATATCGAGGCTATATAAGAACAAGCAGATTCTGCAGGAGCTTAACCCAGAGACAGCCCTCCCTGTGCACACCGCATGGGACTTAGGTATGGATGACTCTACGAGTATATGGTTCTTTCAGCAGTATAAGAGCGAGCTTCGGCTAGTCAACTACTACGAGAATAGTGGAGAAGGCTTTCCACACTACGCTCGAGAGCTGCAGAGGTGGGCTGTCCAGAAGGGTGTGACCTACGGTAAGCACTACGCGCCCCACGATATTAAGGTTAGAGAACTCGGCACAGGTAAGAGTCGACTGGAAGTCGCACGATCTCTGGGGTTGAAGTTTACTCCTGTGCGTAAGTTACCTGTGCAAGACGGTATCGAAGCTGTCAGAAATATTTTGCCCCGCTGTTGGTTTGGAAGAACTGGTTGTACTCTGGGGCTGGAACATTTGAAGGGCTACCACAAGGAGTGGGATAGCTCCAAACAAGTTTATAGGAAAACCCCCGTGCACGACTCAAGCTCACACGGAGCTGATGCGTTTAGAACTCTAGCTATGGGGCTCAAAGAAAACAAACAAGGATATGGAAAACACAAACAACGAGACACCAGCTACACAATCCAACCAGTCAATTGGTGAGCAGGTATACACGACCCTGTCTCTTATTGATCAGGCGACTGTTATGTATCATGCTCAGGGAATGGAGTTTATTGAGCTACTAGACTACTACCTCAACTGCCCCCCACACCATAAGCGATTTATTTTTTCGGGACCTAGATACTTAATCCTAGTAGAGGATATTGATTACGAAGACCCAATGAATCCTGAGTCTAAGAAAGTAGCTAACTACTGGCATGTTGCGTGGCAACAATGCATGGATGGCTTCGCTCAGACTTTGTTTAAGATTGCTCCGTATAAACTTGACAAAGTCTGCTTCATGCGTAATAAAGACGGAGTAGAATCTGAATTTAAGTCCTATTCATGGGACAAATTAAAACGTATAACTAGCTATGGGATCAAAACCAAAAAGACCACCGCCTCCTCCTCCCCCTCCACCACCCCCTCCACCACCAACTCCAGTTGCGGTTAGGGCTATTAAACCAGCTACGCAGCGCAGTAAAGTTGTGGCTCCTACTTCTATGCAACGACGCGGAGCTAAACAACCTGCGTATGTTCAAAAGCAGAAACAAGGCGGTAGCGGTTTAGGCGGCGGAATGAAATTTAGCTAAAAAAATGGTTGAAGTAGTCAGGTTACGGACACGGTATGAAGAGTTGAAACTCCTTAGGAGCAGCCTAGATGGTATGCTTAAGGATACTCAACGCTATGTTCGTCCGAACTCACCTGAGTTTGACCACGGAGCTAACTTCAAGAACGATGGTTCTAAAGATATACATGATGACACAGCCGTTTGGTCAAACCAGATGTTTGCCAACGGCTTGTCATCCAATCTAATTCCAAAAGCAGAGAAGTGGATGTATCTTCGAGTACAAGACACCGAGAACTCTGAGTTAAATAAGGAGCAACATACTTATTTAAACACCGTTACCGATCGTATCTTCCACGAGTTTGCGTTGCCACAGTCTCAGTTTTACGGAGCAAGCCACGAATGTTTCTTAGACATAGGAGCGTACGGAACATCTCCTGTGCAGATGTCAGACATTAAAGGAGTTGTAAATTTTCGCGCGAGACCCCTCTCTGACGTGTTCTTCGATGTAGATGAGCATGGCGAAGTTAATACAGTTTATTATAGATGCTTTAAGACCACTCGTCAGCTAGTGGGGTTACTCCCAGAAGTCGTAAACGTAGAAGGGTTCTCTGACAAAGATAAGAATAAGAAGTGGGAATTAGTATACTCTATCGAGCCCAACCAAGATACCCGAGCCAAGAAGGGCGGACGTATCGGCGTGGAAAGACCTTTCAAAGTTACTTATTGGAGCCCAGACCTTAAAGCACCCATCCGCCAAGACGGTTCCAGCTACTTTACATTTCTAGTACCCCGCTGGGCTAAACAGTCTGACGAAGTTTACGGGCGCAGTCCCGCGATGACTTGCTTGTCTCACATCCGTGTGTTGAACAAGATGGTGAAGGAAGTGATGATTTCTGCTGAGTATCTGAACGCCCCCACACTTACTGCAGAAGAAGACAGCATCTTACTTCCTATAAAGTATGGTGCACGTCAGATTATGTTTCATGAAGCTGGAAGTGAAAAACCCCAGCCAATAATGAACGGCTCTCAGCCGCAGTATGTGATGCAGATGATTGAGTCCTATAAAGCCTCAATCCAAAGAGCATTCTTTGTAGACCAGATTATTCGCGAGCAGAAACGTGAGCGTCAGAGTATCTTAGAGATTCAGGATACTCGCGGTCAGATGTTACAACAGCTCTCTCCACTACTCAACCGCATGGAGTCTGAGTATATTGCTCCTGCAGTCGAGTCTACTTTTATGTTCTTGAACCGCAGACGACAGCTACCTGATATACCGTCCAGCTTGAACGGGGCTAAGTTAGAGGTTGCCTATGCGAGTCCAAGCTCACAAGCTCAGTTTGCAAGCCGACTTTCGGACATCAGCGCATTTATGCAGGACATCACACCGTTGGCTAATGTTAAGCCTGAGATTTTACAAGCCGTCAACGAGCGCGAGCTCTTGGACAGTTATGCTAAATACAGAAACATCAGCCCATCTGTTATTAAATCTAGCGAAGAGATGCAGCAACAACAAGCAGCTCAAGCTGAACAACAACAAGCAGCCCAAATGACTCAATCTATGCCAGACGTAGCAGGAGCCATGAAGGATGTTGCACAAGCAAGACAAGCAGACCCAGAAGGCGTAGGACAATTACTTAATATTTAATGTTAGACAAAGCAGTAGATGCTTATGCTCGTCTGCGTCAACGCGGAGAGCTTAGGGATGATCTTAATACGATCTTAAGCACGCCAGAAGGAAAGCGTTTCTTTAAGGTATTCCTTAAGGAGTGCCACGTAACCAAGCCCGTATTTCACTCGGACAACAACAAGCTGAGAGAGTGCGAAGGGCGGCGTAGGTTAGCAATGAGTTTTTTATCTTTAATGGGTCAAGACGATCCGCATAAACTGATAAACATAATAGAGCAGGAAAATCATGATTAAACTACATAACATACTACGAGAAGAAGAAAGCGAAGCACCCACATCTGGTGGCGGTCTAGGTGGTGGCATAGTTAGCGGAACTGCTAGCGAGTCAGCTCCCGAACCTAGCCCCGACGTAGACGCGTATAGCCAGCTTCTTCAGTCTCTTCCAGAAGAGCTCCAAAACAATCCGACTATTCAGAACACTAAGTCCTTTGATGCTTTGGCAAACCAACTGGTTAATGCTCAAAGTGCTCTTGGCACTAAGCGTCTTCAATCACCTCAAGAGGATTGGGGAGACGAAGAGTGGGAGTCTTTTAATTCTGAGCTAAGACCTAAAGATGGGTATAAGATCCCTGAAGAAGTTTCTGTCTCCGAAGACTATGATCAGATGGAGCTACCCCAGCACAGTGACGAGTCTATCCAAGAGCTGACTAACTTTGCAAATGAAGCAGGTCTTACTCAGAAGCAGTTTGACGCTCTGTTTTCTAGATACACTGAGATGGAGTTAGAAGGTCGAAACAACCTCGACACCTATAACAAAGACACCATTAGTAAATTTGGTGCTGATATGGCGGAACACTGGGGTAACCAGTTTGAAGTTAACATGAAGCAAGCAAACCAGACTTTTGATGCGCTTTCTCAGGAGATACCTGAGCTGGCAGAACTAGTTGAGTGGAGCCCTGTGGTTGCAAACCACCCAGCGGTACTGAAGCTGTTTCATAAGATCTCTGAGATTTCTGGTGATGCTTTACCCACTGCTGGGTCTAGTCCGACATCTCCGTTTGGACAGGATAACAGCATCCAATCACTTAAAGCTCAGATTCAAGATCTGGACACAACCAACGAGCAGTTGATAATGACTGACCCGTCTTCTTTATCTATGGCAGACAAAGCTAAGAGAGAGAAGGTATTGGAGAAAAGAATTAAGTTGTATTCCGACATGTACGGTAATTAATACTTGACATCTTACTTATAATAGGCTACTCAGTTACATGCTGGGTAGCCTATTTTTTAGGTCCAGTGAACAGCTTTAGAAAGCCGTTGGTTCCGTAAAACTAAATGAGTCCGAGAGGGCAGCTCGTTGAAAAACTTAACTTAACAATATTAATTCAATTCTTTATATATTATGGGACTACCAGTAGGTGATCAAGGTTATAGTGACTCCACCGCATCAAACGGAAAAAACTTTATAGAAGCTGCTTACTACGACTCGTTTCGCGCGGGTTTCGAGCAAGCTTATCAACAGACTGAATCAAAGCTTCAGCCTTACTTCGAAACTGAATCTCAGAGTTCTGAGTTCCAGTTTTTTGACCGCATCGGCGAGGCAGCCGCAATGACCGAGGATACTGGTCGTTACGATGTCAACCCTCAGAGTGAAATCGAAAACAACCGCCGTCGTCTTGGACTTAAGGACTACGAGCTTGGCAAGTATGTGGATGAGAAAGACCTCAAGCGGGTTCTTACTGATCCAATGAATGCTTACACACAAGCTATGCTAGCTTCTGGCAAGCGTCAGGTTGACGATATCATCATTTCGAACTACTTCGGCACTGCCAACACAGGCAAGTCGGGTGGCACTGCTGTTAATTATGTAACTGCATCTACCGATGAAGGTAGTACTACTGTATCTGTTGGCGGTAATAATAATGGCTCATCTAATAAAATCGCTGCAACAGGTGGTATCTATACTCTAGGTGCTGCTACAGCTACAGGAGTAGTTGGAACTGAAGGTGTTTCTGTCGGAGCCAAATTCGATGGTACAGCTGTAGGTGCTAGTGCAGGTACTGGTTTAACTCTTGAAAAACTCAAGGGTCTTCGTTCCACTATGCAACGCTTAGAGGCGATTGATCAGGACACTGTCTTGAACGCTTTTGTTACTCACAAGCAAATGGAAGATCTCTTGACTGAGGACAAAATCATCAACTCCGACTATGCAGTTCGCAAGTCTCTTGCTGAAGGTGAAGTTACAACATTCATGGGCTATCGTTTCATCCTTAGTGAGCGTCTTCCGCTTACTACGGGTTCTGCATCTGATGAGCGTCGTGTTATCGTATCCGTTCCAAAAGCTCTTAAGATGTCTGTTGGTACTGCCCTCAAGGGTGATATCTGGCGTGACACCTCTAAGAAGAACATCCCATACTTGTACTTCAAGCTTTGTGCTGATGCATCTCGTATGTGGGGTGAGGTCGCTGGCGAAATTCGCTGCACAGAGGTCTAAACTCATTTGTAGCCTCCCCTGTAAAATTCGGGGGAGGCTACTCTTTTTTATGGCATTAAAACTCGACATAATAAACTCAGCTCTCCGCATGGTAGGGAGCTACCATCTTGACAGGCTAGACGACGGTTCGTCTACCTTTGAGATTGTTGATGGTGCATTCGATCAAGCTTTCCTTGAAGTGTTCGGAGACAACATCTTTGGCTACAACAGAAAACGAGTAAAACTAACAGGGACTGCATTCACAGATGATGATTACAGCCATTCATTTACATTACCTTCAGATTTAAATATCTTTATTAAAGCAGTCAGCGGCGATGGTAATATTATCACAGACTACTATACAGAGGGTGGCACGATTCTGTGTAACTACTCAACTCTTACAATTTACTACTCATACTTGCCGACTAATTTGGTAACATTACCTGCATATTTAAATAAGTTGATCTGCCTACACATAGCGCAGAGCATCGTTGTAGAGCTGTCTGGATCTGAGACAAGATCAGTTGATTTACAAAAGCAGTATATACGAGCTTTATCTAGAGCAAGAGTCTTGTCTGCACGACAAGGACCCGCTCAGGAATACATAAACGAAACCACCTCTAAGTTTATAACAGCTCGAAGAATGTATGGCAAAGTATAGGAATGTAACAACTGATTTTAGCGGAGGACTTGTAACCGACCA